CTAATCAATCCGGAACATCTGGACGCGCGCTTCCTGAGTACGCTTTCTGTCTCCGGTATGTTCTCTTTTCCACACGCCAAGCATTGTATCTGAATTCACTAAATGGAATTGGATGTTTTCCCCAGTTGGAAAGGTCCAGTCCAGTTGGCCGCTGCCACTCTTTAGCGCCATTACTCGACGCTGATAATAACCTCCTCCTGCGGGGAGAGTTCGCTCGCTCCTCTCTATGCCGTCTTCAGCGTACTCGCTCTGCGCGAAGATTGTATCTGCAGTCCCCTGACTCACATTCACCGAGAGAACAATAAGCACGTTTTTGCGCCCGGATCGGCCACTCCACCGTCTGTGGCCGCTGCTCCAACTCCCAACCAAAAGGTCCGCTGGACTTCCGGTCGATAGTCTTCGAAACCGCAACTCTCTAACATTTTCGGGTAGTGGGATGCCTTGCGCCGTCGCCTCATTGATTATCCGCGATGTTGGACCAGGCGAAATGCTGGCTGAGCCGCCAGTACGGAAGAAAAAGGGTGCCTCTAAACTGGAGTTGTCCCAGGGCACTTGGCTGCCTGCTGTACTTTGGCGAACCGTACGTCGGACGCGGGTAAGCATATCGCGTATCTCAATATCGGGCGTTCCTATGTGCTGCAGCAGTGCCGCCGTAAACGGACTATTTTTCCCCACGCCGTCCGAGGCGACCTGCCCTGGCGCCGTGGCGAAGGCAATGAGAGTCGCCGACATTGGGGCGACGCTGGCTAACCCATTTCCTATCGAGCGTGTCGGCGTTCTACTACCAGTTCCCTGACGACCAGCTTCCGAGCTCGGAGTCGAAGCGACTGTGAACGGATTGTTGCGGCATGCATCTAAAATAATAAGCGTCGATTTAGCTTTCCCGATTAAGGCCGATGATATCTCATCGTATGGAATGGCAGCCTGTGAAAGGACATGGTCGGTTCCACGAGCTGATACCGAGGTAGGGAACAGAAAGTTTTTTCCTCCTACCTCAGCCGCATGCCCAGCAAAGAAAAGTAGTGCCGCATCGGCATTTTTCGCGGTCTCGCCGAGCCGACGAATTGCTGCCAGCATGTCGGCGCGATCTCCGTCGATCAGTAAGTCGACGTGAAAACCTAGGCGCTCGAGCACAGGTGCGAGCGCTCGCGCATCGCTGGGCGGGTTGGCGAGAGATGCAATTCCTTCTCGATAGGCACCGTTTCCGATAACCAACGCTACTCGCGATAAAGGTTGGGCTATCAAAACTTCCTGCCAGAACAAAGAGACAAGCAGCACGAGAGATCCTAGAGCTAAGCGCCGGGTCATCGTGATCTTCCTAAGTCCAACTTTGGTCATCTGAAGCGACAGAGAGGCGGCAGAGCAGGGTAACCGGCTAGGCTGCTGCGGCACGAACAGACGCCGCGATGCTTCGCTTGTCGTTCTGCATTGCCGCAATCATTTTGAGCGTCGTAGCTCTATTTTTCCAGCGGAGTTAGCGTCAAGTTGAGGTACTTTTAAATGTCGCCGTCCTGGCAGTGGATAGGCGCACCCGCCTCTACTTTATCAGCTTGTGGCAGTGGTCGGTTTGGTGATCGCACTGATCACGGCGTACCCCTCCGGCCTGCTCACTACCGGTGCCGGATTGGTGGTGCAGCCCAGATTTTGGAGGGGCCGACCGGCGCGAGCAGTGCCTGGTACCTTTGGCACGCCGCCTGATGCTCGAAACTGAGCTAAGTGCTCACCCCTACCCAAATACTGGATTTCTCAAGAACTCGCCTATGTTCGTCTCCGGCTCTGCCGCTATGGCGCTGCCCAGCGCCATGATCAGCGCCACCGCAGCATCGATCTTCTGCTCGGGCCGGGCCTTGCGAGGGTAGACGTTGCCGCGGGCGTCGTAATGCCCGACCACATTGCCCAGGCACCATGCGAGTACTGGATTACCGTCGTGGCGGATCCTCCCAGCCCGCATGGCCCCGTCCAGCTCCTTGGTAGGTTCGGACAGGTTGCCCGTGCGCATATGGAACTCAACGACGGGCAGCCCGTCAGCCGCGAGCGACTGCCGCATCTGCCGCGCTTGCCAGGGGTCAAAGGCCAAGCTGAGGATCCGGTGCCGCTCGGCCAGGCCACGGATATCCTCCTCGATGCTGCGCATATCCGTCTCGTTGCCTGCGGTGACCGCCAGCCAGCCCTCGGCCGCCCAGCCAGGATAGCTGGCGTTGCGAGCCTCCACGACGGCAGCCTCGTTCTGGTAGCAGCGGGCAAAGACGTGATAATGCGGCCGTCCGTCCGGTCCCTCGGAGGGAAATACGATGGCCAGCGCCGTCAGGTCCACGGTCGCCGCGAGGTCCACGGCCACATGGCAGGGCTGTCCTAGAAACTGCTCCAGGCTGCGTCCCGGGTCGCCGCAGCTCTGCCAGGCGCGGCTGCTGAACAAGGCCTCGTCCGCGCCGACCCAGACATTCAGATGCCGGGTCTGGGCGGCCGCCTCCTGGGCCGGATTGTTCCTGGCCTGACGCATGATGGCGCGGACGGCGTCTGGCTGCACGGCCTGACCCCAGGAGGGATTGGCCTTGATCCAGGAGGCTTCGGCCCAAGGGTCATCCTCCTCGTCGATCGTATAGATCAGCGCGAACAGCCGCTCGTCCTGCTGCAGCCCCTGCAGCACACGGAGCGAGTAGTCCCAGAGCTGGCGGCCAATGCCGGCGTAGTTGCCGGTGGCGGTGCTGATGCTCAGAAGTAGGGGATGCCGCCGCTTCCCCATGGCGGTGAGCAGCACGTCATAGACCTCGGAGGTCCGGTGGCTGGCCAATTCGTCACAAACGGCAACGGTGACGTTCAACCCATCGAGCGACTTGGCGTCGGAGGAGACTGGCGCAAAGCGGCTGGCGGTGTGCTCCTGGTAGACCGCATTGGCCCGCTCGGCGACACCAAAGGCCTGCCGGAACCCTGGGCTGCGGCGCACCATCTGCTGGGCGGCATCAAACAGGATCCGTGCCTGATCCCGGGTCACGGCCGCGGCATAGCCCTCAGCCCCGCCTTCGCCCTCGATGAAGGTCAGGTAGAGCGCGATGGGCGCGGCAAAGGTGGTCTTGCCGTTGCCGCGGGGCACAAAGACCACGCCCTGGCGGAACCGGCGGGTGGTGGTGCCGCGCTCGACAAAGCCGAACAGGTTGGCAAAGACCAGGCGCTGCCAGGCTATCAGGCGCAGCGGCTGACCGGCTTCGGGTCCCTTGATGTTGGGCAGTTGCTCGGCAAAGAGCATGGCGGCCTCGGCCAGGTCGGCCCGGAACTCCCAGGGGCTGTGACCACCCTCTGCCGCAGCTCGATCCTCGAGATAGCGCTGGCAGGCTAGCTGCACGTGCCGGCAGGCCGCCACCCGGCCGGCGACGACGTCCTCGGCATAGGCAGTGGCGAGATCAACGCCCGAGGGCGCCTTAGCCCGCTTTGTCGCCATGGATCAGCTTCAGACGGGCCCAGGGGGTCTGCGCCTCCACCTCCTCATCAGCCTTGGCGCCCCCGGCCAGCCTCGGTCGGGCCGCGGGTGAAAAGCCGAGCTCGCCGGCCGCCCGCAGCATCATCTCCCCGGCGGCCCGGATAATGCGCAGATAGGGGGAGGGGGTGGGCTGCCCATCGCGTCCCTTGGTCATCAACGGCAAGGAGGAGCTGGCATCCAGCTTAGCCTGCTGGGTCATGGCCACCCGGTGCCGGTCCTCCGCCTCCACCCAGACGGCCAGCATGCCGCGGTCGATCGGCTTGAGCAGGCCGGCCGGCGCATGGGCCATAACATAGGCCCAGCTCTCCCGCTGGCCCGGGCTCATCCAGGCCGGCGCCTCAGCCTCCAGTGACCCCACCACCTCCGGCTCGCCGGCGCGATCCCGGCCATGGCGTGTGGAGTTATAGGAGCCGCGCAGGCGGTGCAGGCTGGTCGGCGTCGGCTTAGGCCCAGGGCGGGGCATTAGGCGACCGTTAGGGCTATGGCGCCGCGAGCAGCGGCGACAGCGGCATAGCTCTGCCCATCGCCCTCCAGCACCGCCTCCTGGCCGGTAAAAGCCTGCCAGCGCAGCAGCGCCACATCGACATAGGCCGGCGAGAGCTCCACGGCGTGGCAGGCGCGGCCGGTCATCTCGGCGGCAATCAGGGTGGTGCCCGAGCCACTGAATGGCTCGTAGACCGCCTGGCCGGGAGAAGAATTGTTCTCGATCGGCCGGCGCATGCATTCCACCGGCTTCTGGGTGCCGTGAGTGGTGTTGGCATCCTGATCACGCGAGGGGATGGACCAAAGGGTGGTTTGCTTGCGGTCGCCGCCCCAGTGCCCGCTGGCGCCGTTGCGCACGGCATACCAGCAGGGTTCGTGCTGCCAGTGGTAGTGGCCGCGGCCGAGCACGAGGCGCTCCTTGGCCCAGATCACCTGTGCGCGGATCTGAAAGCCGCAGTCGGTCAGGCTTTCGGCCACCGTGCCGGCGTGCAGGGCGCCATGCCAGACATAGGCCACATCGCCCGGGAACAGCGCCCAGGCGGTCGTCCAGTCGGCTCGATCGTCATTCAGCACCTTGCCGGTCCGGGCTGATTTGCTGCCCTCCAGCGCCTCGTTACGCCAGCTGGGATCGTAGGCGACGCCATAGGGCGGATCCGTGACCATCAGATGGGGGCGCACCCGGTTCAGCGCCGCCGCGACATCTGTCTCAACCGTGCAGTCGCCGCAGACCAGGCGGTGGCGGCCCAGCAGCCAAACATCCCCCAGACGGCTCACCGGCGCCGCCGGCGCCTCTGGAACCTCGTCTGGGTCGGCCTGCCCGGGGGAGGGCTCAGCGGTCAGCGCCTGCACCTCGGTTTCGCTGAAACCCGTGAGCGACAGATCAACGCCCAGGCCGGCCAAATCCGCCAGCTCGGCGCGCAGCATGGCCTCATCCCAGCCGCCGTTCAGGGTCAGCTTATTGTCGGCCAAGACATAGGCGCGGCGCTTGGCCTCAGACCAGCCACGGGCGATCATCACCGGTACATCGACGAGAGACAGGCGTTGCGCGGCCAGCACACGGCCATGGCCGGCGATGATGGTGCCGTTCTCATCGACCAGCACCGGCACCGTCCAGCCCCATTCGCGGATGGAGGCAGCGATCTGCGCGATCTGGACGTCAGAATGGGTGCGGGTGTTGCGAGCATGTGGGGTCAGGCGCGACAGCGGCCAGCGTTCCACCTGATCGGCTGGCCAGTCGATGCTCTGCATGGATGGACTCCCCGCTCACAAAAATCGGTCTAACTTGCAATCGTGAAAACTGTGCGGGGGGTGCGGTCTACACCCGACCGGCTGCCAACTTTCGACCCGCCCCCGGGAGGTCTGAGATCCATCGGGGCCATACGGAGATTCTCGACGATCAACGAGTCCGCGTCAACTTAAATCACGGAATAATTCAACAATATTAATAGACTAGGGGCAGCGCCCGCGTGTGCCTGCATGCAAATAGACGTTGCCGTACGCATACGGACAGCAAAGCCTTGGACTGCAAACGCGAGGGAGCGCGGGCGGAGTGGCGAGGGCGCGGTCCTGCTGACTGCAGTCGGTCTGCACGAGGCTACGGCGCAACCACGGCGCCAAGATCACGACACGAGCTCCAGGCGCCGCGATGTTGCAAATGTTGCTTGCGCGCGCGGAGACAGGATGAGGAAGGAGTAGAAGGAGAGGAGGTAGGACGCCGCAATGTCCCACGCGCGTAAGCAACATTTGCAACATTTCGGCGTGGAAGGTCAGCGGCGCCGAGTGTGTCGCGTGGAAATGGCGGTTTTCCGCGGCTTTGCCGGTGGCGCGCAGCTACCCCGCACGTCCTGAGGCGCCTGCTGCGGCGGAATGCTACGGATCTGGCTAGCAACATTTGCAACATCGTCAGCTGACTCCCTTCATCCGCGCCACGGTCGCGGCGATTTCTGCCCTCGTCCTGCACCTTCTCTCGCGCTCGCGGGTCGCACGCTCGGCAAAGGTGGTGTGTACCGCTGGGTTCACCTCCCAGCCAGAGGGAGGACGTGCCGGATTGCTCTGTGGCTCCGGCCTGAGCCAGCCGACGGAGACGAGGCTCTCCATGACGTCCAGCAGCTCTCGACGGCTCTCCGGTGCCCGCAGCGAGCCGTAAGCCTGCACCACGTCACGTTGCGTGATTCGCGACTGACCCTTGGATAAGATAAAGCCCGCAATCCAGCGCGCATGCCCGGTCTGCGACGTCGAAAACATCAGCGCCTCGGCCCGCAGCAAATGCGGCAGCAGCACCTCTTTCATGTACCTGGCCGCTTGCAGTGCGGTCGCCTCGGCCAGAACGGCTTGAACGGGTGGTTGAGCTTTCCGGGCCCGTGCGTCGGCAATCTCGATCACGTGGAAGGTCAGTGCGAGCCGGCCGAACAACCCGCGCCACTTTCCCAGCGCTGCCTTCAGCCGAGACGAGGCGTCTGGCATTCCAGCAATGGCGGTGGCGACCGCGTCGAGCGCCTTGCGGTGATCATGTGCCTTGGCGTGCAGGACCACGGGCCGGCTGGACTTCTCCTCGGCGGCCTCCCCCCCGAACGCTCCTGCCGGTGCGTCGAGGATGGCCAGCATCGGAAACAGGGCCTTGTATCGCTCCAGCGCCGCCTGGACAGGGGCACGGTCCTCACCCTCGGATTGCTGGCCTGGCACGCAGTAGAGAAAGCGCTGCAGCAGGCCGTCATCCGCCGCCTCGCCAGCAATCCGCTGAATCGGCTCAGGCTGGATGCCACCCAGCACGCAGGCGGACCAATTCGGCACCGCAAAGCTACCCCGACCGATGCGGTCGATTGTATAGCGCCCGCCATTGTAGAGCCGCAGGTAGGCACCACGATCCGCGCCGCCCCGGCCGCCGCTACGATAGCGGTCAAAGCTGGCCACCCACTCGCTCATCTCATCCTGGCGCACCAGGATTTTGCCGGCTGGTGCGCGCTGCTTGGCATCAAAGTCGTCTCGGAGCGCCTCTGACAGGACCAGGTAGCGGTCGAGGCGTGGCATGCGCGGCATGGCGGAGGGGTCGCTGCCGGCTGCTTTCCAAGCGGCCAGATCCTGCAGGTACCGCCGCATAGAATCACCGTGGCGGCGTCGCGCCTCGGCATCCAGCCGGTCCAACGGCTTGGTGCAGGCGGCAATGACCGGCGTCTTGAGGATGGAGGGATCGCCAACAATGGCCCCCCACAGGCGAGGATTCTCGGTCCAGGTGTAATCAAGCTCCTTCGGCTGGATTTGCCACTTGTCGCTGATGATGCTGGCGCAGGCGACCACGGCGGCCAGCGCGACACTGCACGGATCCACGCCCATGCGCCCTGCCGTGTCGACCACGAAACCGTAGAGCGCCTCCGGCAGGTGCTCTGGCCGGAGTTCGGGTGCTCCTGTCAGGTCACCGTCGGCAAGGAAGTCCACCGGCTCCGGCCAAACTTCTGTGTCGAAGGGAGGGGAGGGGCGTCCAGAGCTGGCAGGGGTGGCCCGGCGCTCGCCCCGGTCCTTGGCTTTGGCCTCCTTGCCGTAGATGTCCTCCAAACAGCGGTCCAGGTCAGCGCGGCGGAGCGTCCACCGTTCATTCCGATCGGCCGGGAAGACCGCCTCCATCGCATCGATCAGCCGCTGCCGCGCCTCCATGTAAGGCATGCCATCCCGCGCCCAGCGACCCAGAAGGCGGACACTGGCCTCGTGGTAAGAGGTACCGCTGGTGATGTCGGCGAGGAGCGCGGCTTCATCGACTGGGCCAGACCGGCGGATTTTGCCAGACTGGTCGACCGGCAGGGTGTTTGGCTTCCCACGCCAGATCTGATCCAGTTCGTCCAGCTGGTCGAGCGGCAGACCATCGATGACTTCCACCCGATGCGCCGGATTGTTGTTGACGCTGCCGTAGAAGTAGCTCTGCGACAGCGTCCAGCTCTCTCCGCTGAAGATGCCCCCAAAAAGGCCGTTTAGCCGCCCAAGGAGGGGGCTACGCCGCTCCGGTGACAGTTCCTCTGACAGTGGGCACAGCACCCGCCAGCGGGGCTCTGTAGGCGTGTGAGAGGGAGATGTGTAGACCAGTGCCAGCAGCCCGGCTTTGCCGATAATGTCGATAGCGTCGTCCAACGGTATGACATTCCCATCATAGTCTGCCTCGACACCGCTGATGGAGAGCACGTTATCGTCGTGACGCAGGCTGTTATTTTCTGTGCGCATTAGGCCAAAGCGAGCCATCTTGAGCCAAGGAAGCCGGTCCTTCTTCCAGGCGGTGACGGTGCGGATCCGATCGGCCAAGGAGCTTAGGGTGTAGGGTTCCTCATGCTTTGTGGCCGCGGCAAAATTGTCAAAGAAGGTGACTGCGAAGGGCTGGTCCGCCAGGCTCCCCGCCTTGCGGTGCCCGGGAACTGTGGGAGCTCCTTCCATTAGCGGGGAACTCCACGCACAAACTGCTGGGCCTTGCTAAAGGCCTGTTCAGCCTGGGCCTGAGTGCTGCGGCGTTGTGCCGCCTCGTACTCGAGAACATCCTCCATGCGGTATACCACTGTTCCGCCAAGTTTGAGGTACGCAGGGCCCTGACCAAGCCAGCGCCAGCGCTCGAGCGTACGTGGGCTGATGCGCCAACGGCGGGCCAGATCATTCTGGGTAAGGTGCTGACGGTCTGCAGACGGAGAACTACTCATTGGTCACCGCCTTTCGGCAGCACTGCTACCCTGCCCTTCAGCCGGGGCAGCTTCGCCAGAAGATCTGCAATGGACTCGTCTGTGATCAGTGTACGGCTGCCGAGCTTCACGGCCTCAAGCTGCCCCGCAGCGATCAATCCATAGATCGTGCTGCGGCCAATGTGGCCGAGCAGCTCGCAGGCACCATCGATGGTATGCGCGCCACCACGGCGAGGCTGTTCGCTTGTGGCGGTGATGCTGTCTGCTATCTGGTCTGTTGAATGATGCACGTCCGCACTCCTCTGAATGCGATCAACGTGCTTGGCGCGAGTACTGGTGAAACAGGGGCTGCACTAGTGAAGCGGGTGTTTCAGTGGTTAGGAGTCACACAGGAAAGAACTTCCGCGTCGGCGCCTGGTAGCTTTGCGCCACCTCCAGATCGATCCTCGCAAGTCCGCTAAGTGGCGGCTCCATTTCGGGAGCGCCAGTGATAATCTGCAGGGCTTCGGCTTCTGGGATGAGGGGAGCAGTGGCGTGGTCGGGGACAAAGGTGGTGGCAAAGGAACGGAACCATTTGGCGTGGCCAAGCACACGCCCGAGCCGCGCTGGGTCTTGCAAGGTCTCGAGCCCCGCCGAAAAGCCGCAAAGTCCGTCAGACTGCGCCGCCTGAACACTTCCTGTCAGGGCAGCCCAAAGCGGCGCCATATGTCGCCAGTTCTTCCATGCCGTCAAAAGCGTCCGGTCGCTTGGGAGAGACATAAGTCCGCGGGCCTTCAAACTCTCCAAGATGGCAATGGCGCGGTTCAGCGAGGCCGGTATTTCAGGGTGGCGGAGCTTCAGCATGGTGACGAGTGCCAGCATGATGCCCGCATAGAAAGCGCCACCCTGAACGGCCTTGGTAAAGTCGATGAGCAGCTGCTCACTGCTCGGCGCCTCCGCCACTGTGCGGAAGTGGCCGATAGGGTCGAACACGGTCTCGTCCAGCAGCCGGTAAGTGGTATCAGGCTGGGCGAAGAACGATGTGTAGAAGGCGGCGCTACCAGGCATGCGGGCAAGCTCCGCTGGCGGAATAGCCAGCCGCCGGCCAAGCCCTTCCAGGGTTACAGGCGGAGCTGGTTGACGGGCGACCTCGCGAAGGATGCCCATCAGCTCTGAGGTGTAGGTAGCCAGCGCACGGTTCATCCGCCGCGGATCGTTGCCCCATACCAAGCCGGCAAGGAAGCGGATCCAGGCAAAAGGGTCGGCCTCGTCGATGTGCAGCGTCGGCGGGGCCTTGATCCGGTGTTGCTTCACCAGCATCCCCACCGGCGTTCCCGGTGACCATATGAATGGCACATCATGTGCCAACCTCCACCTACTGTTCTTCTTTCGTTCTTATCAGAGGCTACTGCTGAAGGGGAAGAGGGCAGCGCTTATCGCTGTCTCGCTGTGGTACCCGGGGGTACTTTTGTGGCCGCAAACGTTCTCTAAGCGATTGTTTTAGCTGTCCCAGTTCCCTGTGCTGGCCGATCATGGCCGCAACATGAGATCGCAGACCCCGACATCCAACCTCCACCTTCCGCCCCACCTCCGCGAGGTTTGCGCCATCCTTGCGGCAGGCCTTCTGCGGCTTCGTGGAGACAGGTCCCAGGCGTTGCCCCCCTGTGGAGAGGTTTCTCTACACTTCACCGCCTACCAGAGCGGTCCTGTGTCTCCACCGACTCGGAGACCCGCATGACCCGGATCAGCCCCGCGAAAGGCCTCAAGAAAGTCAGGGAGGAGCCCGCCGCTCCCACCATCCCAACTATCCCGGTGGCCAGTGTGCTCAGCCGCCTGGCCGCCATCAAGACGACTCCCATCGCCCAGCTGAAGCAGCAATGGCGGGAGCTGTTTGGCAAGGATGCGCCACCCTTCAGCCGGACCTACATCGAGAGTCGCTTGGCCTACCGCATTCAGGAGCTCGCCTATGGTGGGCTGAAGCCGGAAACCCGGGCCCGGCTCGAGGCGCTGGGGGAGCAGCTCGACGGCGGCAACGTCGTCATGCGCAGGATCCGGGCCGACAGCAGGCCCCTGCGAGGCACGCGCCTTCTGCGGGAATGGCAGGGGGTCGAGCACGTGGTTACGGTCCGCACCGATGACTTCGAGTTCGAAGGGCGGCCCTACCGCTCGCTCTCGGCTATCGCCAGGCATATCACCGGCACGCGCTGGAACGGCTGGACCTTCTTCGGTCTGCGGGTGCGCCCATGAGTCGCCGCCCCGCGCCGGCCATGCCGAGCTCGGTCCAGAAGCGCCGCTGCGCCGTCTACACCCGGAAGTCGACCGACGAGGGGCTGGACCGGGAGTTCAACACCCTGGATGCCCAGCGCGAGGCCTGTGAGGCTTACGTGGCCAGCCAGCGCGCCGAGGGCTGGGTGCTGGTCGGCGACCACTACAACGATGGGGGGTTCTCCGGCGGCACCCTGGAGCGACCAGCGCTACAGCGCCTGCTGCGGGATATCGAGGCGGGACGGGTCGACGTCATCGTTGTCTACAAGATCGACCGCCTCAGCCGCTCGCTCATGGACTTCTCGAAGCTGGTGGAGGTGATGGATGCCCACGGGGTGACCTTTGTCAGCATCACCCAGTCCTTCAATACCACCACCTCCATGGGCCGGCTGACGCTCAACATCCTGCTCAGCTTTGCGCAATTCGAGCGGGAGGTGATCGGCGAGCGGATCCGGGACAAGTTCGCCGCCTCCCGCGCCAGGGGGATGTGGATGGGGGGCAAGGTGCCGCTCGGCTACGACGTCGTGGCCCGGAAGTTGGTGGTGAACGAGCCCGAGGCGGCCAGGGTCAGGCGGGTGTTTGAGCTGTTCGCCGATACCGGATCAGGCGTCGGTACGGTGAAGCAGCTGCAGGCCGAGGCGGCGACCAGCAAGTCCGGCCGCCCGCTCAATAAGGGCGACGTCTACAAGCTGCTGAACAACCGGACCTACGTGGGGGAGGCGCCGCACAAGGGTCAGATTCACCGCGGCGAGCATCAGGCCATTGTGTCGCGGGAGCTGTGGGACCGGGCGCACGCCATTCTGCAGATCAGCCCGCGGGTCCGCGCCAACCAGAACCGCGCGCAGAGCCCGGCTCTGCTGAAGGGACTGATCTTTGGGGAGGATGGTAGGGCGCTTTCGCCGACCCATACCCGGAAGAATGGCCGGCTCTACCGCTACTATGTGGCCCAGACCGTTCTAAAGAGCGAGGCCGGGGGCGGGCCGGACATCGTCCGGCGCGTCTCGGCTGCCGAGATCGAGACCGCAGTGATCAGCCAAGTGCGGGCGCTGCTGCGGCAGCCGGAGATCGTGGTGGGCACCTGGCTCGGAGCGCGAGTGGAAGCGCCCGACCTGACCGAAAGCCAAGTGAAGCATGCCCTTGAGAGCTTGGAGCCCCTCTGGGGAGAGCTTTTCCCGGCCGAGCAGGCAAGGATCGTGCAGTCGCTGGTCGAGAGGGTGACCGTTGGGCCCAGTGGGGCCGATATCCGGCTCCGCATCGACGGGCTGGCAGGGCTGGTACGAGACCTTGGAAGCACTCCCGCGCTGCTTCAGGCAGCAGAATGAAAACGGCCACAACGATAACCGTCAGAGTTCCACTAAAAATCCAGCGTCGGCCGGGCCGGAAGACCATTGTCGGCCCTCAGGCTGAGTCCGAGGAAGTGTCTTCCCGCACCGCAGGCGATCCGGCGCTGATCAAGGCGCTGGCCCGAGCCTTCCGCTGGAAGCGGATGCTGGAGGATGGGAAGTACGGCTCGATTAGCGAAACGGCGGCAGGTGAGCGGATAGAGCGTGGCTACCTTGGCCAAATACTTCGCTTAACGCTGCTGGCCCCTGATATCGTGGAGGCGATCCTCGACGGGCGGCAGCCAGAGAGGGTGACGCTGCCGGCGCTGATGGAGCCGTTTCCAGTAGCGTGGGAGAGCCAACGGTCACATGCCAGCGCGAGAACAACGGTATAGCGCCCGACGACGGGGTCTGTTGCGCTGGCTTGCGCGTGCCGGAGAAGCGCCTCTGCCGTTCCAGGCAGTGCCGGATGCGGATGAACCGGCAAGCTATCCGGCAATCTCCCCTCCCATTCCCGTGCATTCGCATTTACGCTTCCCCAACAGTCGTGGGGCGGGATTCGCGTAATGGACGTATTTGAGTTTCGGGACCAACTCGTCGGCGAATATGAGCGATTCACCCGGTCCTTCGTCAAGATCAAGGCTGATGACATTAAATGCCATGTGGACGCAGAGTACGCCGCAGGTCGTTACTGGCCGCAGCCCATGGTGGGGCTTAACCCAGCCTTCGTCCCGGGCGGCGACATAGGAAACTTTGTCGCCGAAGGACTGCTGCACCCCGATTGTGAGCGCATTTTTCGCTTTGGAAAATCGGAGCAAGGGGACCTGGGCGCCGCGCTCACACTGCACAAGCACCAGGAGCAAGCGATTCGAGTGGCAACGCGCCGCGAGTCCTACGTCCTGACCACCGGCACCGGCTCTGGCAAATCGCTAGCTTACTTCGTGCCGATTGTGGATGACGTGCTCCGGCGTCGCGCCGTCGGCGGCGCCAAGGGCATCACGGCCATCGTGGTCTATCCGATGAATGCGCTCTGCAATTCCCAGCTCGAGGAGTTGGAGAAGTATCTGTCCCTTGGCTATCCGAAGGGCGGCGAGCCCGTCACCTACGCCCGATACACAGGGCAGGAGAATGACGAGGCTCGGCAGAAGCTAGCGGCCAACCCACCCGACATCCTCCTTACCAACTACGTGATGCTGGAGCTGATGTTGACCAGGCACTCGGCGCCCGACCCGCAGGTGATGGCGCAAGCCAAGGACCTGCGCTTCCTGGTCCTCGACGAACTGCACACTTATCGTGGACGGCAGGGTGCTGACGTTGCGATGCTGGTGCGCCGTGTTCGGGATCGGACGAGCCCCCATCTGCTCTGCGTCGGCACTAGCGCCACCATGGCGACTGAAGGAACCGCGGACGATCGGCGCAGAGCGGTTTCGCGCGTGGCGTCACGCCTTTTCGGGGCGGAGGTCCGACCTGAGAATGTGATCACCGAGACCCTCTACCGCGTTACCGAAGATGCCGCTTCAACCGATCAGGCGAGCCTTGCCGCCGCGATTGCGGCGGGGGTCCCTGAGGTCAGCGACCATACACTCCTGCGCCGTGATCCGATCGCCGCCTGGGCGGAAACCACCCTCGGGCTCCAACGCGAGGATGGCCGCGTCGATGGTCGGTGGGTTCGTACGACACGCCCGAAGACGCTGGCTGAGGCTGCCGAACTTCTCGCTGCGGCCAGCGGCCAGCCTGCCGCCCAATGCCTCGACCATCTGCGGCAGTTGCTGCTGCTGGCCTACCGCACTCACGGGCCGGATGGACGGCCGATCTTCGCGTTTCGGCTTCATCAGTTTGTCGCGGGTGCGGGGGACGCATTCACCACGCTCGAACCTGCCGGAAAACGCTACGTCACTCTCAACGGCCAGCAGTTTAAGCCGGGTGAGCGCGACAAACCTCTCTTCAATATCGTTTTCTGCCGATCGTGCGGGCAGGAGTACTACCCGGTATGGGCGACCATATCGAACAAGCGGGCGGTGCGGATCGACCCGCGCGAATTGGGCGATCGTTCGAGCGATGACGATGAGGGCGGCGCCATCCACGGCTATTTCATGCCAGACCCGGAAGACGAGTTTAGCGCGGACGATCCTGATCACTATCCCGATGAATGGCTGGAGACGGCGGCCGACGGGAGCCAGCGTGTGAGACAAAGCTTTCGGTCGATGCGTCCCGTCCCATTGCAGGTGGCTGCGACCGGCGAGGCTGACGAGCGAGGCCTTCCGGGATGGTTCATTCCCAAGAGCTTCCGCTTCTGCCTGAATCAGCAATGCGACGTCGTTTTCGACGGCTCTGTTCGTAGCGAGACCGCGAAACTCGGGTCCCTTTCGTCTGAGGGGAGATCCAGCGCCACCACGGTGCTGACCGTTGCAGCCATGCGGCATCTGTTGAAGGAACCCTCGCTCCCGGCCGCGGCAAAAAAGCTGCTGGGGTTCACCGACAATCGGCAGGATGCGTCACTACAGGCGGGCCACCTCAACGACTTTGTCATGATCCTGCTGCTACGCGGCGCGTTGCTTGCCGCTCTGCGCAACCAGGCGGCCGGCCTGCTTACCGATGATGTGCTGACTCATCGCGTGCTGGAGCACCTCCGGCTAGTGCCGTCTGACTTTGCCAGCGCCCCAGATGCGAAGGGTGCAAAAGCAGAGCAGGCCAGGAAGGCTCTTCGTGACGTTCTCGGCTACCGGCTCTACTTCGATCTGAGGCGGGGCTGGCGTTTCACGCATCCCAACCTCGAGCAGCTCGGTTACCTCTCGATTGGGTACACCTCTCTCGTTGAATGTGCAGCCGATCAGGCAGAGTGGACAAAATGCCATCCGCTGCTCGCGGCGGCTTCACCCAACGTGCGAGAGAAGCTGCTGCGTGACCTTCTTGACCGCATGCGACGCGGTCTCGCGATCAAGACCATCTACCTCGATGCGGATCATCTGGAGCAGGTGCGCAACCGCTCCTTCTCCGAACTTCGTGAGCCATGGGGCATGGCCGAGGACGAGCGCCCCACCACCGCGGCGGTCATGATTGCCAGGCCACAGCCCGCTACAGGCCGCATTCCCGTTCCGACGATACACGTGTCTCACCGCTCAACTTTCGGCCGCAAGATCAAAGCGAAGAGCACGTGGGAGGCAGCCGCTACCGCCTTTCCGCAGAAGATCGACGAGGCGACCTACAACGAGATCATCGACGGGATGCTAGATGTCCTCACCATCTATGGGCTCGCGGAGCCGATTGATGTGGAGGGGGGGCACAAGGGCTTTCGCGTGCCTGCATCCGTCATCGAGTGGCGGATCGGCGACGGCACGGGAGGCGATAGCACCAACCGCTTCTTTCTGGACCTCTATCACAACGTCTCGGAAATGCTGCGCGGGGATGATCGCTTCCTTCATACGCTGCAGGCACGGGAACACACCGCGCAGGTAGATGCAGAGGAGCGTGAACGTCGCGAAGAGCGGTTCCGCAGCGCGCAGCTCCCGGTGATGTTCTGCTCACCCACCATGGAGCTCGGCGTGGACATCTCCACGCTCAACACAGTCTATATGCGCAACGTCCCGCCGACGCCCGCAAATTACGCGCAGCGCAGTGGGCGCGCCGGCCGAAGCGGGCAACCGGCACTGGTCATCACTTACTGCGCAGCACGCTCGCCGCATGACCAATATTTCTTTCGGGACCCTGCGCGGATGGTTGCAGGGGCGGTGAATCCGCCTGCGATCGACCTCGCTAACGAGGACCTGATCCGGTCGCATATCCATGCGGTCTGGTTGGGTGAGACCGGCCAGAAGCTGGGCCCCTCCGTCCAGGACGTTCTGGACAAAGAAAAGGTGCCGGAGCTTCCGCTTCTGGCCCAAATCGCATTGCAGGTGGATCAGCCTTCGGTACGGCAGAACGCGGCAGCGCGAGGCATTTCCATCCTCCAGACCCTGCATGGGGAACTCTCGACTGAGAACGCGCCGTGGTTCACGCCAGATTGGCTTTCCCACGTCATTGGCTCCGCACACCTCAACCTCGATAGCGCTTTCGATCGATGGCGGACTTTGTTCAACGCGGCTCAACGTCAGATGAACCTCGCACACGAGGTCCAGATGAACGCGGCTGCTGATGAAAAGACGCGCCGCGAGGCCAAGCAGAGGTACGATGAGGCGCGGATCCAGCGCGACCTTCTACTCGATAGTCGGACCGGTATGTCCTCAGATTTTTACGCATACCGCTACTTGGCTTCCGAAGGCTTTCTGCCCGGCTACAATTTCCCACGCCTGCCACTGCTAGCCTACATCCCCGCACGTCGCGAAAAGGTTGGTCGAGACAGCTTCCTGTCCCGGCCCCGTTTCCTGGGCCTTTCAGAATTCGGCCCAAGATCAATCATCTATCACGAGGGTTCGACATACCGAGTTCGTAAGGCGATCCTGACGGTCAGTGATGCGGACAGCGTCTCCACTTCGTCCCGGCTGACTGTGCGCCGCGGGCGCCTTTGCCCGGCCTGCGGCTATGGCCATTTCGACGCCGAGGCTGATGACGAGAAGTGCGTGAACTGCGGCACACGGCTTGATGGAGGAATTCCTGCGCTTCTCGACCTCTACCGGATCGATCAGGTCAGCACGCGGCGCGCAGACCGTATCACATCGGACGAGGAAGAAAGGCAGAGACAGGGCTACGAGGTGATCACCACACTCCGCTTCGCGGAGCAGAATGGCCATCGCCGATTCACGCCCGTCGCGTTCAGCGAGGCAGGGGACAAGTTACTCTCGGCATCCTACGGCCCCGCCGCAACAGTTTGGCGGATCAACCTCGGTTGGAGGCGTCGCAAGAACAAGTCAATCTTCGGCTTCAACATCGACGTTGCATCAGGGGACTGGTCGCGCGACGAGCAGGCGCCGGACGATTCAATGGACGACGCGCCAACTGCCAAGACCGTGCAGCGGATCATTCCCTTCGTCGAGGATCGGCGGAACGTGCTGGTGATCCGGCCTGCTGTGAACCTGGATGCCGACGAAATCACGACCCTGACCTACGCCCTCAAGCGTGGGATCGAGGGGGTGTTTCAGTTGGAAGAAAGCGAACTCGCGGCTGAGCCACTTCCGGACCGGGAAAACCGCAATGCCATCCTACTCTACGAGGCCGCGGAAGGTGGCGCTGGGGTGCTCAGCCGGATTGTGTCCGACCCAGAAGCCATGCGTCGCGTGGCTGTTCGCGCTTTGGAGATTTGCCATTGGCGCTCGAAGTCCGGCTCCTGGACAGGGTTCGACGACCTCGACAACACGGACACGGATTGCGAAGCGGGGTGCTATCGGTGCTTGCTCTCCTATTCCAACCAACCAGATCATGAGCGGATTGACCGGCAGAGCCGGGCGGTTCTGGACCTCCTCTGTCGCCTGACTCGCGCCGCAGCAGATGCTGGCAGCGCCGAGGGCGCGAACGCGGGTGATGCCTTTAATGCCCTGCTTAACCAATGCGGGTCAGGGCTCGAACGTGCCTGGCTGACCGGCGTGCGGGATGGCGGCTACCGGCTTCCGGACCGGGCACAGCCGTTGCTGTCTGAGTTCTCGACCCAACCAGACTTTGCTTACGACGATACCAAGGCCCTTATCTACGTCGATGGGCCTCATCATCAGCAGAAAGCCACCAAAACTATGGACGAGAATCGGCGGCGGGCGCTGCGTGATGCTGGCTACAAAGTCGTGGTGTTTACCGAGGATCAGTCAGGCTGGCAGGGCATCTTTGGGAAGTACCGCTTCATCTTCGGGCGCGGTGCAGCATGAGCACCGCCATCGCCAATCCGGCGGAGCAATTCCGTCCCGGCAGTCTCGTCTCAGGTCGTGGCCGGGAGTGGGTTGTGCTGCCTGGCGGAGCAGGCGCTGACCTCCTACGTCTCAGACCCCTCGGCGGCGCGGAGGAGGACTCCACACTCATCTATCTCCCGCTCGAACCCGTAGCGCCGTCTTCCGCAACCTTCCCTCCTCCGGACCCGGATAAGTCAGGGGCGCAGGCAGCCGCGCTTCTGCTGCGCGACGCTCTGCGTTTGAAGCTGCGAGCTGGCGCAGGGCCATTTCGGTCATTCGGAAACATCGCTGTTGAGCCGCGTGCATACCAGCTAGTGCCCCTGCTGATGGCCCTCAAGATGGACACCGTGCGTCTGCTGGTCGCAGACGACGTTGGAATCGGGAAGACAATTGAGGGTGGACTCATCGCTCGGGAGCTTCTGGACCGAGGCGAAATCAGCCGCATCGCCGTCCTGTGCCCCCCGCATCTCTGCGACCAGTGGCAGGGCGAGCTCGCCGCCAAATTCGGCATCCAGAGTGAGATCGTGCGGACAGGGACGGCCGGCCGGTTGGAGCGCGGACTACCCCAGGGACAATCGATCTTCGATGTTCACCCTTTCACAGTGGTCTCGCTCGATTACATCAAGTCCGACCGGCGCCGTGACGAGTTTCTCCGCGCCTGCCCGGAGTTCGTGATCATCGAGGAGGCGCACGCGTCAGTAGGCACTGGAGCGGATACAAAGAACCAGCGTCTGACGTTACTCCGCGGCCTTGCTCAGCGCCCGGATCGCCACATGGTGTTTCTCACCGCCACACCACACAGCGGTGACGAGTCGGCCTTCCACAATCTACTTGCTCTCCTCCACGCAGACTTTCGGGCTCTTCAGGGCCTTCCCGATGGGCCAATCCGCCAGAAGCTACGTGAGCGCCTCGCGCTCCAGTTCGTGCAGCGTCGCCGCGCCGATATCGCTGAATGGCGGGATGCGGGAAGCGTCTTCCCGGACCGGGAGACGAAGGAGGCGACTTATTCTCTCTCGGGTGACTGGGGTCGCCTGTTCGACGAAGTCCTCGACTACGCCCGCACGATGGTCAAGCGCGCGGAGGGGCAATCCGCCCTGCGGCAGCGCATGTCTTGGTGGGCGGCGTTGGCATTGCTTCGCTGCGTGTCCTCTTCACCGGCCTCAGCCACGGTCGCCCTCACCACCCGCCTGCGGGCGGTGGAAGGCACCAGCGAGAGCGACCAGATCACCGCGCTCGACGAGCAGGGCGCCGAGGCTGTGTTCGATGGCGCCGCAACCGACAGCTTGACCTCCGAGGAAGCAGCGCCGGCCGGTCTTACTGACGATGCCGAGGCCAGCCCCGAGGACGCGCGCGCATTGCGCAGCCTGCTTGATCGTGCCGAAGCCCTACGTGGTCCCAACCGAGATCCTAAGCTCCGGCTATTGATTGCTCGCGTACAAGCGCTGCTTGCCGAAGGGTTCCGACCGGTCATCTTCTGCCGCTTCATCCAGACAGCACATTATGTTGGCGAGCACCTGTCGGCCGCCCTCGACGTGGGGAAGCATTACGTCGAGATCATAACTGGTCAGCTTTCACCCGAAGATCGGCGCGCCCGTATCGACGACCTGGCCAGCGTTACAGAGGGCAAGACGCCAGTACTGGTCGCCACCGATTGCCTTTCCGAGGGCATCAACCTGCAGGCCATGTTCTCCGCCGTCGTGCACTACGACCTTTCCTGGAACCCGACCCGCCATGAACAGCGGGAAGGCCGTGTGGACCGCTTCGGTCAGCCAGAAAAGGTCGTCCGCGCGCTGATGATCTACGGCGACAATAACCCGGTCGATGGCGCCGTGCTGAAGGTCATCGTCCGCAAGGCGGAACGCATCCGCAAGGAGCTTGGCATCGCAGTCCCGGTCCCGGCCGATACCAACAAGGTGACCGAGGCGATCCTGCAGACCGTGCTGCTGCAGACCGGCCGGGTGGCAGAGGGCCTCAAGCAGGCGGCGTTCGATTTCGGTCGCGCTGAAGCTGATCTCGACAGCGCTTGGGAGAGCGCCAAGGAGAACGCCCGCCAGACCCGCACTGTCTTCGCGCAAGCTCGGATTAAGCCCGAGGAGGTGCTGCCGGAGTGGAACAAGGCTGTGTCCGCCCTCGGCGGCGAGGCCGATGTGCACCGCTTCGTCATGGCCGCGTGCGAGCGTCTGCGTGCGCCGTTGGAGCAACGCGGCGCTGAACGCTTTCGGCTTCCCGCCGAATACCTACCGGTCCAGGTTCGTGAGCGCCTTGAAGGTGTTGGCCTCACCGCCAAAACCCTCCGCCTCACCTTCCGCCACCCGGCACCGGCTGGCTTCGCCGCCGTCCATCGCACACACCCTCTGGTGGCATCCCTGGCGGACCACATCGCGGAGCGTGCGCTGGCAGAAGATGTGCCGGATCTTGCTTCTCGCTGCGGCGCCATCGTGACCAAGGCCGTCACGCGCCGCACCACCATTCTCCTGCTCCGCCTGCGCTCGCAGATCGGAATCGAGGAGCGCGATGGTACACGGTGGCAACGTGTTCGCACGCTGCTGTCCGAGGAAGCGATCGGCGTGGCGCTCGCGGGCTCCGATCCGCCACGGCTGTTGGAGGATGCGGATGCGCTAAGCCTGCTAGCCGCCGAGCCGGTTCGCAACATGGACGCCGACGAACGCGCCTTCGAGGTTCGCGAGGCGCTGGAGGAGCTTCCCCTCGCGATGCCCGCAATCGATGCGATTGCCAACACCCGTGCCGACGCCCTGCTGGCGGATCATCTGCGCGTGCGTGATGCCTCAGTGGCGCGCGGCACGCGCCCGACGGTCGAAGCCTGCCTGCCCGCCGATGTGGTCGGCCTCTATGTACTGGTACCCGCCTGATGAATGCGCTGCTGCCCCTCGGCCTGCCCGCACAGCGGGCCAACGCGACCGTCGGAACAATAGAGACGGCCTTCACCGCCATCCGTGTGGAGGGCGGGCTCTTCCCCGCGGAATTCCTCCAACGGGTCGCCAAGCCTGACCCCGCGCAGAAGCTCGATGCCGGCTACGGTGTTCCCCCCGGTCGCACGCTCCGCGATGAAATCGGCCGTTATTGGACCATCGCCGAGGCGCTCTGGCGCGAATACAAGCGCGACAGGGACAGGTCGGATCTGCCCGCAGAGCGCGTGGCAATAGAACGATGGCTGACCCGCCTGCTGCGTGATGTCCTCGGCTACTCGGACCTGACCAAGGTTGCCGCCGTCCAGGTCGGCGAGCGTGTCTTTCCCATTCGGCACCGCGCGCATGACAGCGCTGTGCCGCTGCTGCTGACCACCCACGCCCATGACCTGGACCGGTCGCACAGTATCTTCGGCGATGAGGGACGACGTCGCGCCCCGCATGCGGCGATGCAGGAATACCTCAACGCCGAAGCCACCGCGCTGTGGGGTGTCGCGGCGAACGGCAACCGGCTGCGCCTGCTCCGCGACAATCCTTTGCTGACCCGCCCCGCCTATGTCGAAGCCGATCTCGAGCGAATCTTCGAGGAAGGCCTCTACCCGGACTTTGCCGCCCTCTGGCTCATCGCCCATGGCACCCGGGTTGCGCCAGGCGATGGCGGCATGGCGGGCTGCTGGCTGGAACGCTGGCGGGCCGAGGGGGCAAAGACCGGCCAACGCGCGCTGGAGCGCCTGCGGGCCGGCGTCACCACAGCCCTCCGCGAATTGGGCTCAGGCTTCGTCGAGCAACCGCAGAACGAGGCGCTGCGCGCCGCCCTGCGCGATGGCACAGTCACCGCCGAAATCCTGCACCAGCAGCTTCTACGGCTGGTCTATCGGCTGCTCTTCCTCTTCACGGCGGAGGAGCGCGGTCTGCTCCATGCACCCGACGCTACACCGGAGGCGCGCGCCCTCTATGCCCAGGGCTACGGCCTGGCGCGGCTGCGGGACCGTGCGCGCCGCCGCCGCTACTACGACGGCCATGCGGATCTCTGGATCGGCATGACGGTGACGTTTCGGGCGCTGGCCCGCGGCGCCGCGCCGCTGGGTGTTGCCGCCCTCGGTGGCTTGTTCGAAGAGGACCAGTGCGCCGCCCTCGATACGGCCGCGCTGCCCAATGCGCGCCTGCTCTCGGCGATCCACGCGCTGGCCTTCTTCGAGGACAAGGGCAGCCTGCAGCGAGTGAACTACCGCGATATGGGGACGGAGGAGCTGGGCTCCGTCTATGAGAGCCTGCTCGAACTCCACCCGGTGGTTCAGGTCGCCACGCGGCCATGGACCTTCGCCTTCGTCGGCGACGAGGCGGGCGGCGCAGTGAAGGGCAGTGTGCGCAAGCTCTCCGGCAGTTACTACACGCCGGACAGCCTGGTGCAGGAGTTGCTGCGCTCGGCCTTGGACCCGGTGATCGAACGCGCCTTGCGCGACAATCCAACGGACCCGCGGGGCGCCCTGCTGCGGCTGCGGGTCCTCGACCCTGCTTGCGGCTCTGGCCACTTCCTCCTCGGGGCTGCCAGGCGGCTGGCCGATGCGGTGGCGCGCCTCGACATGGAGGGCGACCTGCCGGACGAGGCCGCGCGACGGCGCGCCCTGCGGGAGGTCGTCCGACGCTGCATCTTTGGCGTGGATCGCAATCCGCTCTCAGTCGAGCTCTGCCGCACGGCGCTGTGGATCGAGGCGATCGAACCGGGCAAGCCGCTCTCCTTCCTCGATGCGCACATCAAGTGCGGCGACAGCCTGATCGGCGTGGCGGACCTGAAGGTACTTAAGGCCGGTATCCCTGACGAAGCGTTCAAGGAACTGACCGGCGACGACAAAGCGTATTGCCGGGACCTGCGGAAGCAGAACAAGGGGGAACGAGACAACCCGACCCTGACATTGCTGCCCGAAGTCGCTCTGCCACCTGACCTCGCCGCCGCCATTGCGGCGTTGACCGATGCGCCGGAGGACACGCTGGCGGCCGTGCAGGACAAGCGCCGGGCCCTGCGTGAGATGACGGAGGGGCGAGCCGCGCATGACCTGCGGGTGGCCTGCGACCTCTGGTGCGCGGCGTACTTCGCCTCGAAAGCAACGCGGCCCGAGATGCGCGGGCGGGACATGGTGCCCACCACTGACACGGTGTGGCGGTATCTGCGTGCGCCATCGTCTGTCTATGGCCCGCTTGTCGGGGCAGTGGAAGAAATGCGGAGTCGGCTCCGCTTCTTCCACTGGCCTTTGGAGTTCCCCGATGTCATTGCTAGCGGCGGGTTCGCTGTGGTGCTTGGAAATCCGCCCTGGGAGCGAATTAAGCTGCAGGAGCAAGAATTCTTTGCCGCGCGTTCGCCCGATATAGCGAGCGCACAGAACAAGGCCTCACGCGAGAAGCTGATTTTGGCGCTAAAGAATGCACCCAGTGGCTCGGTAGAGCGCTCCTTGTATTCACTTTTTCTCTCCGCGAGACGCGAGGCAGAAGCTGCAAGTGAGTTCGTGCGTACGCCAGGTGAGGATGGCGGTCGATTTCCACTGACTGGCAGAGGCGACGTGAACACGTACGCCCTGTTTACCGAGCACTTCGTGCAATTGGTAGGAGCGCGCGGCCGAGCGGGAATAATTGTGCCTACAGGCATAGCTACGGATGCTACGACAGCCCCGTTCTTCGCAGCTCTCGTTGCCGAGAGAAGACTGGCGCGCCTTGTCGATTTTGAGAACTCCGCACCCCTGTTCGCTGGTGTACATCGCAGCGTCAAATTCTCATTGTTGACCGTAGGCTATAACGAGGGCGCGGCGGAGTTTGCTTTCTTTCTCACCAATACGGGGCAATTGGAGGAGGCCGAACGTAGATTTACTCTTTCCCCAGAACAAATTAACAAGCTAAATCCAAATACGCGAACCGCGCCGGTATTTCGCACACGCGCAGATGCGGAATTGACAACAAAAATTTATGAGTCCGCTCCAGTACTGATCAATCAAAGCAAAGAAAAGACGGGTAACCCGTGGGACGTCACCTTCATGACGATATTTCATATGGCAAATGATAGCCATTTGTTCCGCACCGCCTCGCAACTGGCAGCAATGAATCTTGAGCGGGAGGGTGTCGACTGGATCACGATCGATCAGGGCGATGCTCTACTTCGCTACGTCCCGCTCTACGAAGCAAAAATGTTCGATCACTTTGATCATCGCTATGCATCATACGAAACGCGCGGCGATGAGCGAGGAAATCGGGTTCTTCCGGAAACCAGCCTGGAACAACACAAAAATCCAAATTACGAAGTCCAGCCATTCTATTGGGTGCAGAAATCTGACGTACTGGAAGCACTGAGGAATGTAGAACATGGCGCCATGATCGTATTCAATAAAGTTACCGGTATTGGAAACGAAAGAACTTTTTTAGCGACCTTAATGCCGATTGCCGGATTTGGTGATAGTCTAAATTTTATCAACTCCAACAAAGAAACTAATCTCTATGCGGCTCTGTATGCAAACCTCTGTGCTCTATGTTTGGACTACGTCGTCCGCCGTAAGGTTGGTGGAGTAAATATTAATTTTTTTCATGTTCAGCAATTTCCTGTACTTCCCCCAAGTTTTTATAATGATTCGCGGCTTCTATTTGTGACATCCAGGGTCTTGGAGTTGGTCTACACGTCGCACTCACTCAGTTCATTTGCGCATAATCTCGGTTATGATGGCCCCCCGTTCGATTGGGATGACGATCGCCGCGCCACACTCCGCGCCGAACTCGATGCGTTCTACGCTTGGGGATACGGCCTCACCCGCGATGAATTGCGCTATGTCCTCGATCCCACCGAGGCCAAAGGCCCTGGCTATCCTTCGGAAACATTCCGCGTGCTAAAGGACAAAGAGATCAGGGAGTATGGTGATTTCCGCACCGCCCGCCTCGTCCTCGCTGCCTGGGATCGCCTGACGGCTGACGGCACCTTCCAGAGCTGGTCGAGGTAGTGTCCACGACCATCACCCGATCCCTTGATTTCACCATCAAGCCACCCGCCGCACGCCCTACCAGCGTGCCGGCGGGGCCCAGCGTGGACGTGGACCTGCATACCCTCGCTCGCGCCGCGTCTCTCGAGCTCAGCCAGAACGCGGCGCCCCTGCTTGGCCTCGCGACGTTGATCGAGGATCTCCTGATCCCTGGGGCCACCTCTTTCACCTGGCAGGGAAGAGGCCCCGGCCTTGGGCGAGAGGTGCGGCGCGCGACCTCCGGCCTGTTTGGCCGCTTCATGGCGCGCTGGTTTGCGCATCAGCACCTCAACATCGCCGCCTGCATCGCCATCGACGGGGATAAACTGGCCCTACCCAGCGCGGCCCCACGCAAGCTTCGCGCGAAGCGCATCTCCGGCGCCAAAGGCGATCTGCCGGATTGGGCCTGGGTCAGCACGCCGGGCGGCAACCCGCCCGCCGGCCTGCTTGAAGCGAAGGGCACCTACTACAGCAACAAGATGAACGCGACGATGAATGGCGCCGCGGCGCAGCTCGCGCGCATGAGGATCGAGCGACAAGCCGGATCGCGCTGGCGCACGATTCGATCCAAGGGCTGGGCCGTGGGCAGTGGGTGGTGCACGGCCGCCCCAATCAGCAAGGGCTACGGCCGCCCACTCCTCCGCGTCGATGACCCGGACGGCGATGGTGAAGAATTGGACGAGGGCGAGGCTGCCCTGCTTCGTGCCGGCATGGTGAGCCTGCAGCTGGCCCAATCGCTTCGCGGCTTTGGTCTCTCCTACATCGCGGCCTCGCTCGACCCAGAGGCATCGGACGCCACGGCCTCGGGTGCGCCGACAATCCCCGGGCGATGGCAAGCCACCCTTCCGGATGAGAGGGAGGTGGAGATCCTGGGCGCCGTGGTGCTTCGCCCGCGCGAAGGCCGCGAGGGGAATGGCCTCCTGTTCGGCTACGAGCGGTCCTTCGTGGAACGGGTCAGGGCGCGCGACCCGCAGCTTCTCTCGTCGAAGGAGGGCGTCACCTTCCTGCCGATGCTGATTGAACGCGAGCGCGCCACCCGGCTCAGCGACGCAACGGCTTAGGAGGGGCGTCACCATCCAATGGCAGTCACGCTCACCCTCAGCCGCGCCGAGGCAACCCTGGCGGAAACCTGCGAATGGCTGCGCACCACGGGCCGGACGGCAAAGACCCTGCCGATCGACTTTCGCATGTGGACACCGGGCAACCAATAGGTCTGTCCCGAAAACCCCAGGAAACCTGACACTCAGCGCGGTGCCGGGTCTGGCGAAGAGCACGGCTCGTATGGATACTGGCGGAGGAAAAGGGATTCGAACCGACGACACGTCAGCAATTTCGACGCTAGGCTTTTCAAGGCTTTGGATCTTGCTGACTGATAGATCAACCACCAAGCTTCGGAGACAGAGAGCGATCTGGAGAGAGATTCTAGCGACTGTTCCATGCCCGAACTATCAAGGTCAGCACGGAAACCCAAGCCTAACCTGCGCCTCAGCGCAGGGGCAACAAACCGGGAGAATGTTTGGAGAAGCCGAACTGGAGCGGGCGAAGGGATTCGAACCCTCGACCCCAACCTTGGCAAGAGAGTTCAACTCAAGCCAAAACAAGGGCTTAAGTAGGCACAGGTAGGCAAAACTAGTGCGCCAGACAAAGGGTCTGGCAGATGTTGCGTGTTAGTAGCGTGTTAGCAGAATCTAGCCTGCAGGACCAGCAGAGCGATGGGCCATTGACCGCCCTGCGCCTGCGGCTGCTGGCAAATGGGTATGAGCCGATCCCGATCACGGCGCCGGGTGCCCGGGTGAAATCCCCTGGCAAGCAACCAACCATGCCCGGATGGGCGGCGCTGGATCTGTCTCCCCCTGTGGTCCGGTCCTGGGGCACCGGCCCGGAAGCCCGGAATACGAATACCGGCCTGCGGTGCGGGGCCATGATCGGCCTCGATATCGACGTGCTGGATGCCGGGCTGGCGGCCGCGCTGGAAGAGGAAGCCTATAGCCGCCTCGGCCATACCGGCCTGCGCCGTATCGGCAAAGCGCCCAAGCTGCTGCTTTGCTACCGGGCAGCCGAGGATATCACCAAGCTGGAGACGCCCGAGTTCCTGCTGCCCGATGGCACCAAGGCGCAGGTGGAAGCACTGGCGAAGGGGCAGCAGTTCGTCGCCTACGGTGTCCATCCCGACACCGGCCAGGAATATGAGTGGCCAGATGACGGACCAGATGCGGTGCCGCTGGAAGTCTTGCACCCGATCACCAAGGCCGGCCTGGCCGAATATCTGGTTGAGGCTGAGCGCATCATCCGTGCCGCCGGCGGGAAGCCGATGAAGGAGCCGAAGCTGGTTTCGGCTCAACATGAACCGAAATCCCCGCTGGGAAGCCTCAGCCGCGCCCTGGAGGAAGGCACCTTCCGCCCGGTCAGTACTCCCCAGGATGGGGAGAACCCTCCCCGTCGCGGGGCAGGGGGCAATGAGTTCTTCAAGGAGGTGAACCGGCGGGCGCTGGGCAACATCGAGCCTTGGTTTAAGAACCTGTTCCCCGACGCCTACTGGCAGGCCAATGCCACCCGGCCGCCGGGTGCGTGGCGTATTGCCTCCGCCCACCTGAAGCGGGGTCTGGAAGAAGACTTGGCCATGCACCCGACCGAGGGGGGGCACGACTTCGGCACCAGGGAGAGCTGCAGCCCGATCGATGTGGTGATGGAATGGGGCAGCGCCCCGTCGCCCCAGCAGGCCGCGTTCTGGCTTTGCAATCAGCTCGGCGTCGCTCCGGCCGACTGCGGCTGGCAGGAGCCCAAGGCTAAGCGCCAGCAGAAGGCGGAAGAGAAGAGGCAAGGGCAGCCCGACTGGCTGCAGCACTGCCAGACCGACCAGAACGGGGAGCCGCGCGGCAATCTAGTCAATGCCATGGCCGCCCTGCGCGGTGACAGGCACCTGACTGACCTGCTGGCCTACGACGAGATGCTGCGGGCGGAGCTGCTGACCCAGCCGGTGCCGTCCAGCCTCCGCAAGCCCGATGACCAAGCGCGACCGATCCAGGATGCAGACGTGTCTGCCCTGCAGGAGTTCATGCAGCTGCAGGGGCTGGAGCGGGTCAGCAAGGACACGGTGCACCAGGCGGTGGCGCTGCGGGCGAGGGAGCGGGCTTTCCACCCGGTACAGGACTATCTGAATAGCCTGCGCTGGGACGGGTCGCCGCGGCTGGCGACGTGGCTGCATGCCTATCTGGGGGCCGAGAAGACTGACTACACCGCCGGCATCGGCCGCATGTTCCTGGTCGCCATGGTGGCCCGCGTTTTCGATCCGGGGTGCAAGGCTGACTACATGATGGTGCTGGAGGGCGAGCAGGGTGCGATGAAATCCACCGCCTGCGCCATTCTCGGTGGTCAGTGGTTCAGCGACAACCTGCCCGATATCCGGGGCGGCAAGGACGTGTCCCAGCACCTCAACGGCAAATGGCTGATCGAGGTTGCGGAGATGTCGGCGCTGGACAAGGCGGAGGCTGCTGCCCTGAAGGCATTCATCACCCGCCCTGTGGAACGGTACCGTCCCAGCTATGGCCGGAAGGACGTGATCGAACCCCGCCAGTGCGTCTTTATCGGCACCACCAACAAGGCGGCATACCTGCGCGATGAGACCGGCGGCCGGCGCTTCTGGCCGGTGGCGGTGGGGAAGGTGCTGGACGTGGCTGGGCTGACCGGGGCGCGTGACCAGCTCTTTGCCGAGGCGGTGGCGCTGTACCGGCAGGGCAGCAAGTGGTGGCCCGACCGGGACTTCGAGGCCCAGCAGATCAAGCCGCAGCAGGATGACCGATACGAGGCGGATGCGTGGGAGGGCGCCATCGCCAAGTTCCTGATCGGTAGGGACAAGGTGACGATCCTCGAAGTGGCGCGGGAAGCCTTGTTCATCGACATGCCCAAGATTGGCACCTCGGATCAACGGCGGATCAGTGCGGCGCTGGAGCGGCTTGGCCGTGAACGCGGACCACGGTCCGGCGCGAGCGGGGAACGGAGCTGGGTTAAGAGGACTGAGGCATGACTGACGCACTCAGAAAGTGCGTCAGTGCAGGTTCAAGCCATAACAACGGCTTAGCCCTCCTACTGACGCATACTGACGCACATTCCCCTACGAACTATGGAAGTGGATTTAGAGAACATCGGGGAGCAGGCGAGCGCATACCCACCCGCCCGCGCGGGGAACACGTAGGGGGAAATGCGTCAGTGCGTCAGTGCGTCGGGCCTATCGCATTGATATCAAAGGGTACTGGCACTGACGCACATTCGAGTGCGTCAGTTGACCTCGAAGCCCTTGCCCGCCGGGTGGTCCGGCTGTCACCCGACCGCCGCGACCCCGAACAATTTCACATGGAGAAGTCCGAGCTGGCCGCCGAGCTGCGCCGCCTTGCCCGACGGTGGAGGGCAGGGTGAGCGCCTCGATACGGGTGCTGCTGCTGCCCGACGCCATGGACCCACAAGGCGAGCCCAGGCCCGCCTTGGCCATCCCAGGGCGCCGTCTGCCGGTGGTCTACCCGACCGTCACAGCGGCCCTGGAGGCCAAGCGCGGGTTCGAGGCCGAGGAGCGCCCATGACCCCCCACCCTTCGGGTCCTTCCCCCCGATTTTCTGATCGCAGGGGTTCGGGCCCCGCAATTTGGCTAGGTGGCGGCGCTCTATAGGGGTTCCGCCTCCGCGCGCCGCTCGCCCCTCAATAAGGAAGAGAAGCTGGAAATGGCGACCGATATCGAGATCGCGGACCACCTGGCTATGTCGGACCGGACGGTGCGGGAACTGCGGCAGCGCAGTGTCTTCCCCGCGGCAGGGCAAGGTAGCCTGGCCGACTGCCGAATCGCCTACATCCTTCATCTGCGCGAACGAGCAGCCGGCCGGGCATCGGACAGCGCCGAGGAAGGCGGCCTTGATCTAGTGGCGGAGAGGGCACGGCTGGCGAAGGAGCAGGCGGATGGGCAGGCGATGAAGAACGCGGTGCTGCGCGGCGAACTGGTGCCAGTGCAGCCGCTGTCCGATGCCGTGATGGGCTTGATCGAGATGTCTAAGGCCCGGCTGCTGCGGGTGCCGGCGGAGGTCGCGAAGGGGGATGGTCCGCTGCACCGCCGGGTGGCCGCCGCGATCGAGGGTGCGCTGGAAGACCTGACCATGGCTAATGTGCAGGAGCGGGCCGGCGGGGAATGGGAAGAGGAGTTTAGCGGCCAATAGCACGATGATGACGCACTATCCGTGCCTGTCCGCCAACATGAAAACCCGCGCTGAATACGGATCTCCGAGCGAGTGATAAACCCCTTGAGGGTGGAAGACGGTTACGAATAGGTCTTAGGCGAGCGAACGGAAGCACCGCCTCAAGCGGCTGCCCCTTCGCTCGCAGTGGAATTTACCAGATGCCGACCTTCTGAGCCCACAGTGTGGTAGGACCCGTCGGCGCCTGCTGAAGAGGTCGGCCCGCAAGGTTATTGCTGACAAACACTGCTTGGCGCACTGGCGGGGCAGCTGTCAGACTGGAGGCCGATGAGAGTGTCCGCAGCGTGGGAGCAGCCGCAGTATCGCGGTACCAACCGCTGGCATCGGTTGAGAGCGTGGTGATCATGCCACCTTCCTCCATCCTTCAAAGGTTTTGCTTTCCGTAATAATATCCTGGTTCGTAAGCCCAAACGGTCCCGGAACCTGCATAGTCGCTTTACTTAGGGTTCCTTCGCTTAGGAACGCATACGAGCCACCATCAGTGCTTTCGACAAGGGCACGAGTGTGTGAGTAGGCGGCTGAGGGCTGCCCGCCCAGGATTGCATCAGGCGAATAGGGCTCCAAGAGCTTCATCTCTTCTGAATAGCTCTCATGAATCTGCCACATCGTCGTGTACAAATCATGACTAGGCTTAACAGCCTTGAGCCCGTGACTCTCGGCTTCACGGCGATTTATCGTGTAGTCGTGGCTTCCACTATCAGCGCACAAAAAATCGATAATTTTTCTTATCTGTTCCGGGTCAGTGACCTGATTTCTGACGAGCTTGTCAGCTAAGAAACGAATTTGCGCCCTAGACCGGTAAATTTCCCCCAGCACTAGAGGGTGCACGTGGTTCGATAAGCTAGCAAGGACTGTCGCAAGATCAGCAGAGTTCGACACCTTCAAGGTGTTCATGGCTACATCCAAGTAGCCTTGCACAGCCTCTACACTGACAGGGACTTTTATTTCTGGAGACTGGGGCATGCTTGGACCAAGAGGATGCCTAAGGCTCGGGTCAATTGGTCCCAGTGCCGCTTGTTTCGACATAATAAGCTTATCCGCGCCTAAACACACCAAGGTGCCAGCACTTAAAGCTCGAAGCGGAATGATAATCTCAAGCTCTTCGCAAAACGTCCTGATCAAATTGACCAGACGCCAAGCCGCGGATGTCGCGCCCCCGTTCGTAGTCAGGACAAGCGAGATTTTCTGCGTAGGCCCAATTTTATCCAGAAGGCTGACGAACAGGTTGATCTGGTCGGGCGAAAACTGCGTCTCCAACCCAGGGCGATCTCCATGGCACAACAGGAGCACTTTCGAAGATTGAGAAGCTTCGATTTTTTTATACAGGGCCACTCTGGTCGTGTAGTTCATGGAGCCTTCACCTCGCCGCAAAGCGGCATGGACGGTCCTCGTAGAATCGTCAATGTAGAAAATAACTGCGGATTACCGAGGGGATTGTCTGGTTGAGGCTGAAGCCATCGAGAAATCGAGCGGCACCTTCGGGTATGCTCCGAGCGATGATTTAGGAAAACAAGCCTAAACTGGTTCGGAAGTCAAGCTTTCTTTGGCATGGCCGTGCCGGTTTCAGCTTTCAGGCCTGCGTCAATCAAGCGTCGTGCTGCTTCGGGTCGGGAAGGAGCGTCATTCTGCCGCGCTATCCACGCATCAAGACGCGCCAGCTGCTCGGGCTGGAGGCGGACCTGAACCTGGGTGCCGCGCCCGATAGCGGGGCGGCCACGCTTTTTTATGGTACCCGGTATTGACGCCATAGCAGTGATGGTACCATAAAGTACGGGCCGGGGGAAGTTTGCACCTTCCGACCGGCCCTAACCACGCGACGATTCTGGAGATCGACCCATGGCTGTTGCCGCGCATACCGCGCCACCCCTTTGCACGTCCAGAAGAAGACCGGCTGACTACGACATTTGCCCCCATCCCTTACAGCGCGCCCTGGCCTATCTGGCGAACGGCGATCTGCCACCGCTGCCGCGCCTTACCGGCCCAACTTGGGCCGGTTTCACCGCCCTATGCTTCGCCGGCGCGCTGGTGATCGGGGGCGCACAATGAGCACCCTTCCCATCAAGCGCCGCGATGCCTTCACCGGCTTCTCCGCCGCCGCGATCCTGGCCGGGTTGACCGTACCTGTATTTGCCGAGCCGGCTGCACCCGACGCTACGATCCTTGCCGCTTGCGCCGAATTCTACGAGGCGAAGGAGGACGAGGCCCGGCTTGATTCGCTACCTGCATATGGTTTCCGGCACCCGAAGGAACTTGCTGTAGAGGCAGGTCTGACGGCATGCAGCGCCCGTATTGATCGTGCACTGGTCACGGCAACTTCGGCCGCCGCCCTGACGATCGCGGGTTTGCGGGCGAAGGCGGAGCTGGTGGAATCCGTACTACCGCAGGCGGCCCGAGACTATGGACTTGAGGGCGATAGCCTTGAGATCCTGCTGGCCGTTTCGCTGGCGCAGGACGTGCTGCGCCTGGCAGGGGGCGCCGCATGAGCCGCCACGGCACCCCTGGCAACCACCGCTGCGTCTGGTGCAGCCGGTGGTTCGAGACGCCCCAGCTACGGGCCACGCATGAGCACCTGATCCACCGGGGGAATATCCAGCGGACCCAGGAAGCCCAGGCTGCCGCGGCGCTCCAGCACTATCACCAAGATCGCATGGCTACCCTGAGAGGGCGCGCTTCTTAGCATTTAGAAAGGCGCAACTTGCTTGCTTTCTGCCTGGAACGGTAATACAAGCAAATTGCGCCTTTCAGGAAACGCCCGCATGCCGCCCTTGCCCTCCGATGAACCGCCTTTCACGTCCGGTATGGTCGCGAGGGCTATTGGCGTGAAGCGCCAGGCTATCACCGACCTCCTCCGCCGCTATGGCCGTGCCGAAGATCAGGTAGACGGGTGGAAGAAGTTCTCCCTGGGGGAAGCCATGGTCATGTCCGTGACCGGCCGCCTGATCCGTTTCGGCATCCGCCCGCGCCTTGCAGTTGCGGCGACCTGGATGGCCGAGGACATGATCCTCGCCGAGGCCACCAGCTATCAGCTTATGTCCAGCACTGGCCCCGCGCCGTCGCTCTCTTTCCTAGTGTTCGAGGTGATCAACGCCGCCGAGGGTGACGAGGAATTCCGCATTTCGCGTATCACTGCGGAGCAGGCGGCCAAGGCCATCCCCTACGACAATGGTCTGGCGATCGTCATGCCCCTCATGGGTATCGCCGACGCTCTGACCTCCATGCTTCCGCGCGGGGAGGTCGTTTAATGGCCGAAACCCACTTCCTGCATCTCTCCCTGCCCACCAGCATCTGCCCGTCGCCTATCGCAGAGACCGGCTTTGCCATTTCTGACCAAGGGGAGCTGCTGATCTGCACCGGGACCACCGCATCGCGTGTGCAGCTCACCGCGCCGCAGTGGGCGTGGTTCGCCAAGATGGCGGGCAGTCTGGCGGATGCCTTGAAGATCGACAGCGAGAACGCGATCACCAGCGCGGTTGCCCGCCCCACCCATCACGGGGTCGGTCATGCCTGACGGTATCACCAGCTCCCTCGCCGCCATGAACCGGGCGGCCGAAATCACCCTGTTTGGCATGGTCGGAACCGAGATCACCGTTCGCGGTGTCGATGCTGCCTTGAAGGCACTGCCGGCCGCCACAGTGCTGAATGTCCGGATCAACAGCCCTGGCGGCAGCGTCTTCGAGGGCAACGCGATCTACAACATCCTCCGCCGCCATCCGGCGCGGAAGATTGTAATTGTCGAAGGCTTGGCCGCATCGGCCGCGTCGCTGATCGCAATGGCCGGCGACGAGATCGTCATGCCCGCCAACGCCTTCATGATGGTGCACCACCCCTTCACGCAGATGACCGGCGATGCCGCAGCCATGCGCGATACCGCCAACCAACTGGAGCGGATCGGGGAAACAATCGTCACCGTCTACGCCCAGCGCACGAAGCAACCGGCCGACCGGGTGCGGGCGATGCTGGATGAAGAGACCTGGCTAACCGCCGCGGAAGCAGTGGAGCTGGGCTTTGCCGACCGCGTGGAAGCCCCTCTCGATATCGCCGCGCGCTTTGATCTTTCCGCCTTCTCCAACCCCCCGGCTGCCCTCGCGATCGCGAATGCCAGCATTCAGGAGACCACTATGAGCACGACGACCACTCCCGCCGCCCCGCCCATCCCGACTGGCGCCGCCGCCACCTTCGCCCAGGTGCATGCCATCGCCACCCGCGCCCAGCTGGGTACCGACTTCATCGTGGCGCAGATGGCAGCCGGCGCGACCGCCGCAGCTGTGCAGGATGCCGCGATCGATGCCATCGCCTTCAACGTCCCGCAGCGCGCCGCTGGCGCCGTGCAGGTTTTCGGCACGCATCAGGGCCTCGACAATCCTGCGAACCGCCAGGAGGCCATGGCATCCGCCCTGGCACTGCGGATGACCGGCCGTGCGCCCAACACGCCGAACGATCCCGCCCGGCTCTACATGGCGATGCCGATGGTGGAGATCGCGCGGGAGCTGCTGGACGTGAAGGGCCATGCCGGCGCCCGCCGCATGTCCCGTGACCAGGTGATTGACGCCACCATGTCCTTCGGGGCGCATACCACCTCCGACTTTCCCACCCTTCTGGTCAGTGCCGGCAACCGGGTTCTGCTGGAATCCTACACGGCGTCGGCTTCCCCCCTCCGCGCCGTTCTAAGCCGGGTGCGTGACGTGCCCGATTTCCGCACCGTCACCAGTGTCCGGCTCGGCGAATTTCCGCTGCTTGAGAAGGTTGCCGAGCACGGCGCCATCAAGTTTGGCACCGCTGCCGAATCCTCGGAAGGGTACAAGGTCGAGACCCACGCTAAGCAGTTGGGTATCACCCGCGAGGTGCTGATCAACGACGACCTCGGCGCCTTCACCAATTTGGCAACCTGGGCCGGCAGTGCGGTCGCCGAGACCGAAGCCCGGGTGCTGGTGCAGCTGCTGCTGGCGAATTCCGGCAACGGGCCGACCATGAGCGACGGGGCCACACTCTTCCACGCCAACCACGGCAATCTGGCTGGATCCGGCACCGTCATCAACGCGGCCAGCATCAGCGGGGCGCGTAAGGCGATGCGGACGCAGAAGGGCATTGACGGGGTGACCACCATCTCCGCTACGCCGAAGTATCTGCTGGTCTCCCCGGATAAGGAGACGGAGGCCGAAACCCTGCTGGCCGCCGCCACCCTGGACGGGGGCGCCACCAACACCTTCGCCGGAAAGCTGACCCTGCTGGTGGAACCCCGCCTCACCGGCAACTCCTGGTACGTGTTCGCCGAGCCCGCCCTGGCCCCGGTGCTGGAGGTGGCCTACCTGGCCGGCTCTGCCCGGGCGCCTGAGCTGCGGACCTTCGAGGAAGCCGACTTCCTGGGCTACCGGTTCCGCGTGGTGCACGACTTCGGCGCCGGCGCGATCGGCTGGCGCGGCGCCTACCGCAACGCCGGAGCCTGACGAGACACGGCCCGCCAACCTCTGACGGCTCGCCATGGGGCCGTCTGAAACGCAGGGGGAGGGGGCGGGCCGTTGGTCAAGGTGCCTCCCCCTGCACCCTACCAAATTCTAGGTGCCAACATCCCAATGACCGACCCGCTGCCCCTGCCGCGCTTGCTGACGGAAGCCATGGCCGCCGGTCGGCTGGGGGTATCCATCGACACCCTGCGGCGGGAGCGGCGGCGCCAGCGGATCGGCTACACCATCATTGGGGGCCGGCCGCGCTATACCGATCGCCACTTGTCCGAATACATCGCATCGAACGAGGTTCAACCTTGCCCAGCCGGGGACCGCAGCAGCCAAGCCGCATCGGGGACTACTGGCTGTCCCAGCGTCCTAACAGCGCGCAGTGGTGCCGCACCTGGTTCGATTCCGACACGCGACAGACGCGCCGCGCATCTCTCTGCACTGTCGATTTTGAGCAGGCCCGTATCGCCCTCGCGGAATGGGTCACGCTCAATGTCACCCTCCGCCAGCAGCAGCCCCGCGACCTCTCCCTCGCGACCGTCTTTGCCCGCTACTTCGACAAGCACGCTCGCCACATCGTCGCGGCCAGCATCCAGCAGGGGAACCTGCGGGTGATGCTGGAGGTGCTGCCAGAGGGGATCACGGTCGGGGAGCTGAACCTGGAGGCACAGCAGGCGGCCGTCGCCAAGCTGAGCCAGCGATATGCGCCGGGCAGCGTCAAGCGCCTCCTGGGCACCGCCAAGGCCGCTGTCACCTGGGCGTGGAAGAATGGCGAGCTGGATCGTCAGATGCCCTTCCTGAGCCTGCCAGAAGGCGAGGGGCGGGACCGGGTGCTGTCCATCGCGGAACTGGCCCAGCTCTGGAACACCGACATGCCAGACCACGTGCGCATGTTTCTGGTGCTGCTGATCGGGACCGCCGGCCGGCCGAAGGCTGTGCTGGAGATAACGCGGTTCCAGTGCGATCTGGACCGGGGCACCATCAACCTGAACACGCCAGGCCGGATCCAGACGAAGAAGCGCCGCCCCATCCTGCCCATGGCCAGCTTTTTGCGGCCGTGGATTGCCAGCGTGAAGGCAGGTCCGCTGGTGGCGTGGCGTGGTCAGGCGGTGCAGAAGATCAACGGGGCTTTCCAGACGGTGCGCGACGAAGCCGGCCTGGACATGGAGGTGGTGCCCTATGCCATCCGCCACACCATCGCGACCGAGATGCGGGCGAGGGGTGTGCCAGAAATGGAGCTGGCCGGATTCCTGGGCCACGTCATGCCCAACATCAGAACAACCGGGAGATATACGCATGTAGCGCCGGATCACCTCTCCCACGCCCGCGCGGCGCTGGAGCAGATCGCAAACGACATCGGCCGGGCGGGAACCCGGTCGATGGAAGACTTGAATATGCGTGCTAGTTGCGTGCCAGTGCTTGGTTCGATGGGCGGCAACCCATCGGCTAAGCCCTTGAAAACTGGAGCGGGCGAAGGGATTCGAACCCTCGACCCCAACCTTGGCAAGGTTGTGCTCTACCCCTGA